GTCAAAGCGCCAGAACCACAGGCCCGTAATCCGGTGAACGTCAAGCGAGGTAAAGCGGCAGTCTGATGAATGTGGGCGGGTAACGCCGCCCACTTCCTTTTCACAACGGAGCTAGCATGGCACGAAAGTATCTGCTGGATAAGCAATGGGCAGGCCACGCCTTCCTGGCGCCGCCTAGCGCTCTGACTGACGCGATTAACAACAAGCGTCGGTATTACACCACATCGTCAAGGAAGTTCATCGATACCACTATCGGCGGGCACTTTGCAATCAACCCATTACCCCAGTTCACGGACAACTGTGATCTGAAACACAAGCCAATATTTTCTGCCTCGGAGGGTGTAGGTCGGTGGTGGAGTGAAGTTCTTGATGACAACGCACAGTTGATCCATATCCGTGCCGGTGTTCCCAAGTTCAACTCCATGATGAACTTCTTCGGTAACTTCTACAACGTCTACGCCGGCTCCATGGCGCGGACGGGTCGTGCGCCGTCGGTATGGTTCGAGGTAGGTCGTGTAGCAGGCTTCATTGGCACGCTTCCATTGCAGCCGTTCATTTTGGCTGGATCGATGATCAAGTTCTTTGCGAACATGCCTCGATCGAAGTACTACTATCTGAAGCCAGCCATGTACCCTTACTGGTACGCCCTGAGCGGCTATGTGAACGCGATGTTCGTTAACCTGGGCCTTTCTCCCCGGTTCGTGAACGACGCTCAGAAACGCTTCTTTGACCCCTTGTCGGTACCCGATAAAGTTGACATCGATCAGATGCACCGGATCTTCCCGGACATCGCGATGAAGAACGGCGGGATTGACGTGTTTGCAATGTCGACTCGCGCGCAGCGGCTGGCTAACCGTTACCACGACATGGTCAACGCAGCACTGTCAGGCCTGACGTCTGATCCTGCAAAGCGTGCAGACGAGTTCGCTCGGATCATGCAAGATGGGATCGATGAAGGTATCAAGAAGCTGAAGGACCCCGGTGCATCGCTTTCAGAATATGAAGCGGCGTACCTTGCGTTCTCCGGTAAGTACGATCCGAAGAAAGCGATCCAGTCGGATGCTGACACCACCGAGCAGAGTTACGTCGACTCGATGGTCGAGCAGGGTAAAGCCGAAGCCCGCATGGGTGCCGACTTTGTAACCTTCCGCTGTAACTTCACTTCGAGCAACTCCGACAGCTTCAACAACGCTGCAACAGAATCGTCCATCCAGTCCGAAGTGAACGCGATGTCTTCCAAGGCCCGCATGCAGCGCTTCAACTTGGCTGACGGTAACATCGCAGGGCCAGTCGGTTACGCCATCGAGATCTTCGCTGACGTTGCTAAAGGCGTCCTTGCGGCGGCTCAGGTCGAAGGCTTCATCGCTCTGGCAGGTAACGCATTCGCTGATATCCAGAAGGTCTACGAGTCCTCCTCGGCAGATCTTAACCGGACCAGCTTCACCCTCCACTTGCGTTCGTGGGCGGCAGATGACTGGGTGCGTCTGCAAAACCTGTTCATTCCACTTGGGGCGATCCTAGCCCTCGGTTTACCTCGCGCAACTGGTCGTGCTTCCTATGACGGCCCGCCACTGCTCGAGGTGTTTAACCAAGGCCACACGATGATCCGGGAAGGGCTCGTTGAGTCGATCTCGATCGAACGTGGTGTTGGTGACGTAGGTTGGGCTAAAGGCGGTAAGGTGCTTGGTATTGACGTGACGGTAACCATCGTCGATTTGTCGACCATTCTGTCCATGCCTATCAACCCAGGCTTCGACTCCACCTCCGGCGTAATGACCGCAGCCGCTTCGGCGCTGTTCGGTTCTGCCGGCGAACAAGCCATGGCTGCTTTGTCCAAGTCGACGTATAGCGAGGACAACAAGTGGACGGACTATCTGGCGACGCTTGGCGCCATCCCTCTGGATGTCCACATCAACGCAACGCGTAAGTGGCAGCTGAACATGGCACGTACCCGTGCCGAGTTCGACCAGTGGAAGTCACCTTACCACATCACCTCCGGCTTGATGTCGGGGATGCCTGGTGAGCTGATCAAGATGATTTCCAAACCAACCGATCGTTCGTAAACAGCATAGAGGCCGGGGAAGTTCCCCGGCCCTTATGTCACGTCGGAATGTAAGCGTCAGGATACATGCCTTTGATCACGTCAGTGACGCCGCGGCTCTGTTTGCCTTTAGCAGTTAGCGTCAGCGTCTTGTGTGGCTCGTAGAGGTAGAACAGCGTCTTAGCGTCGACGCTGGCCGCCATGTATGGGCCGAGACTTGGCACGTAGGTTCCGTTCCTGAGGTACTGATTCCAGTGAGGATTGATCTTCACTAGAAGATTTGTGAGTTCGGTGAACTTAGCCGGATACTTATCGACAGTGTCGTTAGTCCCGAAGAAGAAGCCGGAGAGGATCGAGTTGATCGCATCGGGGTTGTTTTCAAGGAATCGGGTCAGGCCGATCTCGTCAATGATCTTGCTGATCATCTGGAGGTCGGAACCGTTCACGGCCGTAGTCGAGATATACGCCCAGGCGTTTGCACGCACGCGCTCATCGCGCGCTTGCCGGATAGCCTCGTCAACCAGTTCAGGAATGCCGAACGACATCAATTCATTAGCAAGACCTGCGATCAGCGCAGACTCGGCTTCCAAGTTGACGAACGTAGCCAGTTCGCTGTTACCGGTTAATTCGCTTACGAACTCGAGCAGACTCTGCGCGTCGTTTACATCAGCGACGCTGATCAGCGTCGACGCGTTGTTGTAGAGGACGCTGATGAACTTCTTAGCATCGTCGCTGATGTAGTCTCCGGCAAGGCCTTCGAGCTTGTTCTTGAGCGTACCGCCCAGAGTACCAAGCAGACTAGGCAGACTACTACCAAACATACCCATAGTGCGGCTGAGCATATCGACTTTATCGACGTTACCGCTCTTTGCAGCTTGGAGAATACTGGCCAGCTCACGCACAGATCCCTTGTTGGCATACATCCCAGATACGGCATCTTTATAGATACCTTTCGACGCTTCAAACACGCTATTGCGTGTTTCGTTGGTGGAGATCTTGTAGGCATCCTCCACGATCATCGCATCGCGGGAGTTACCCTGGAAAATAGTGTTTGCTAACGACCTGGCCATACCGGGCTCCTCTGTAAGATACACAGCATGGACAAAAAAAAGAAAAGACGAGGTACGGAGCGGTTTCCCGCTCCGTACTGATCACTTGCCGGTGGCAATGTCGTTGCGTATTTCCTCGAGGATGCCGCAGAAGACCTTCGACGACTTCGGTACGACGACTTTGCCGTTGTACACGTAGTAGTGTTCGAAGGGCAGGATCTCTTCCTTCATCGATTGGAGGAGCTCCTCGTTCATGTCGACCTTAGCTCGGATGCCGAGCTTGATGTCTTCGTAGAACGTCTTGTTCCAGACCACGGGCAATGAGGAACCGTGAGCTTTCGCTTCGAATCCATTCATTGCCCGTAAATCTTCATGCACCATCCCCGTGCGCAGATAAAACCACAGACCTTCCATCGTACGGAACCGACCGTAGGTTGGATGATTGGTGGGTATATCTGAGAGGTTGGTAATCAGCCGCCCGAAGCGGGTGGCGGCTTTTGTCCAGGTATTGATGTGCTCAACACCATCCAGTTTCGGATCTGGAAGACTCATTTACCCTCCTCCTCGTCTTCACCTTCCACAGGCGCTGGCGGTAACAATGCGAAGCGGTTCGGTACGCGCACCGTGTGTGAGTACGTGTGACCGGATGAAGCTTCCATTCCAATGGTGACGCTATAAACTTTCGGACCCAGTATTTGTAGCACAGTCTCAAAGCGATACCAGGGAAGAGAGTCCTTCGCTAAAGCACGGGTGAGGTTACTCTTCTCTTGGTTCACTTTGATCATATCGACTTCGCCGTGACGGTTTGTGTACTTCTTCTTGTAGTACTTATCCATCAGGTTATCGAAGCCACCAGCTTCCATTCCTTGAGATGCGATGATATCTCGGAACAGTTTAGCCAGCACATGACTTGTGTCATCTGCTTTCTTCTTCGGATCCTTCATTAACTCCCTGAAGGTCGAAGTCTTTGGTCGTCGTGCCATGGTAAATCCTGCGGGCATGTCCGAGCTTACGAAACGATGGCTCGGCAATAAGGATAGGGTCTAGGTTACTGCTGGTTACCCAGAGTGAAGCTTGCGTTAAAAACTTCAAGGGTGTCGCTTACGATCGAATAGAACTCCTTTCGCATGTAGTGGTAGTAGTGGTGGTTGACGTCAATCTTCTTGACTTCAAGTAGATTATGTATGACTTCCACCTTTTCCAATAACATCTCCAAGACCTTTTGGGGATGTCGGTAACCTGGCTTGATTTCGTAATAGAAATCAGGGAGTGGATCGAGGTAGCGGGTTCTCCCTCGTTCGTCCCACCAGTGCGGTGAATCCTCCTCTCTTTCGATACACGTAATCATCATCTCGAAACGCATGAACAACTCGTCTACGTTCTTCGAGAAGACGGACAAGTTGACATCGAAGTGGGAGATGTTGATGTCGGGAAGCTTGAGCGCCTTTGCTCGTTCAGCCAGGGCGAACATCCTTAACCAAGCGTCATCAGGTAAAGGTTCGACCACCGGTTCAGCGAACCCGAAGAATTCTGTGAACCACGACACAAATCGTTTGAACATAACCCCTCCTAAGAGGGTATCGTAGGAGAACAGTGATGGAACAGGAATACATCCCCAAGATCGACGAAGAACAAAGTCTCGACCCTGCTGATGTCGTTAAGTTTACTCAGCGTGCCCGATTCCAAGCTTTCAATGAACTGACCGATAACGGTCAGAACATCAGCAAGAACCTTGGCGACACCATGCAGCTGCTGCGTGACCTCGACGCTGCGGCACTGACCACTCGTAAGCTGAACATCGAAGAGAAGACCGCCGATGACGGCCGTCGTGCTCGCGAGAGCTTCAGTAAGCTGGTGCACATGTTCGGCGAGAACCAGCCTTACGAGCGACCTGCGGTAGAGGGTGAGCAATCCCCACCCCCTCGCAGACGTTCGCCTCTACCCGAAGGTCACGTCATTCCTCCAGTACAGTTGAATCCGGGGGAAGATGCCCAAGGCGAACAAGTTCTTTCAATCGCGAACTATATATCTGCTGAAGAATAGCCGGGTTGGTGCAGATCATCGACGGCGGTAAATACTGGAGTGCGATGAACTTCACGAGCGTTGCAGCGCGAGCGGCGAATGGATCCTTAGCGATGGAAGTCAGCTCAGGAATCTTCCCGCTCGATGCAATCATCGGCGTCATCAGCACGGTGGTTGGTAACCGGTTCTCAGGAGGTAACAACTCCTGAGTGTTGGGTCCCAGCCAGTCTTCGTGATTGTAGTACGCCAACAGCTCGTAGGACTTTGCTACGTACTGCGGCGACAGCGTCTCAGGTGAGAGGTTCACCCAGTTGGTTTCGCAACTCACTGGGAAGTGGTGCCGCAGACCTTTGACGATGTTGTCAGCCTCGTGATCGGAAAGGTCATAAGGCCAGATATTGATGTCGACCATGAACTGCCCAGTCAGAACACCGCGGTCCATCTTGGCAACGCCGCCCCGAAGGTCTTTGGCGAAGTGATAGACGAACTCAGTGTGCCTGGCAAAGTACAGGTTATCCCCTGTCCTAGCAGCATAAAGATCTTTGTACTCTTGCAGGTCAATCCTGCCGCCTGACATCTCATCGAAATTGTCAGTAGCCCGACGTCGGTACGCTTCAGAAGAAACCAGCTCATCGGCGACTTGTTCGTCGATGAGCTTTAATGTGCCGTACCGGCTGTCGAGCACCATATCGATGTCGATTAGTGCTCGATGGTTGCTCATTATTTCACCGCCTGCAACTTGTGGATCACGGCCGACATGGACGACAAATACAGGAACAGAGCCCAAGGCTCGCTCTGCAATACCGAACGGTAGTCTTCCAGCTTGGCTGTGAGTTTGACCACTTCCTGAGGTTGTGCTTGAGATTTGTTCGGCCAGGTCAGACTACGGGCCAGGGAAGCGATGACACTAGGAGCGTTGGTTTCGGGACTCTGGAAGTTCAGACCGCTACGGTACACGAACTCGTTCGTCATCGACATGATGAGTTCAAGGTCGTGATTCTTTTGCCGAAGGAAGTCGTGCAGCTTGACGGCTGCTGCATTCGAATAGAGGTTAGTCCTCCAGACGACACCAAACTTCAGATCCATCGAAAGGCTAAGCAGCGCCTTTGCTCGTTCAGCATGAACCGCATGGCGGAGAAAGATATCCTCCGCCAAGTCGATCAGCTCCACGTTGTTAAGCTGTCTTTCTTGCATCAGCTGGCACCGGAGTGGATGGGTCGAGGTTGTTACCGATGTGCATGCAGTTGAAGAACACCGATGCTGTCTTGGTGGACTTCGCAATGCCCAGGCCCATCAGCTGATCCATGCTGACTTCACCGGTCTCAACGAGGAGACGCTTGAACTCACGATAGGCAGCGGTGTCCCCGCCGCGGATCTTCGCAAACTCGAGCATGGTGTTGTCAAGACGACGCGACAGCAGAGCGACGCCTTCCGGCGACGAGATACGGCTGCCTTTGGATTCGCTGGTCGGTTGATCGGTAAGATCGTCGATCCGTTGATAGTGTTCGGGAATGGAACGCTTCTTCGACACGGTCTGAGCCTGACGGCGAGCCGCCAAATCGTAAACCGGGTATTCATGAAGCGTCACGTATTCGAGGCCAGTGGCCGGGTCGGTCATGACCAGCCTGTGAGCCAGACTCCGTCCCATCGACCTGACGATCTCGTAGTTTCGGGCGATAGACACCTTGTGCTTCGAGAGGTTGGGGAGATAGAACGGAATGACCTCGCGTTGAGCGATTTCCTCCGGTGTCCGAGCCTTCTTCAGCTTTCTGATGTAAGCTTCGAATTCAGCATCGGACATGGCGGCAAACTTCGCCTTGAGCAGCTCAACGTTGGACTTGTCCTCAGGAATGATCTTCCCCACGTTCTTGAGGATGAACTGAGTGACCTTCTCACGTTTCGCATTCATGGCGAGTTACTCCGAAGGGAGGTTGAAACGGTTCAGCGTCGGAAGGACGTGAGACTGGAAGTACTTCAACCAAACGCCGGGAGCGAGATCATCGCGCAGGCATCCACGTTCATTCATGGTGGATACCGGTGCTTTACTCAACTCGCAGCGGAAGTATTTGTTCAGCGACACGACCTGATCGGCATCGCTCTGCGAGAAGCCAGTGAAATTCCGACCGAAGTGAAACGCACCATCTTTCGACAGCAGGCGCTCCACCTTCTCGGCCAGCGATTGCTGGCCGGTGTTACCATCATGAGCAGATGCCATTGACGTGTTCCTTAAGGCTTAGCAGGCACCGCTTTCTCGAAGATCTTGTCGTCCTCGATGATTTCAGGCAGGCCCATTTCTTTACGAGATTTTGGATACCAGTACGGGTGGTACTGACCGACGCGCATGCGCAGCAGGTCCATGGTACTGAGGTAAGGGATGGACTCGCCATCCTCGATAGGCATGAACCAGTACCGCGTGCTGAGCAGCAGATTCCAGTCATACCCCATATTCTTGATCTCTGCGTACAGCTCAACCGGGTCGCAGATGTAGCGCGGGTCGAAGTTGTTCCAGTAGGTGAACATCCAGAACATCTCGGCGCAGATCAATGCCGAACGACCACAGTGTGGATTCTGACGGAACTTCTGACGCACGTCAGTACGCTGCATCTTCACGTCAGGAGTCAGCGCCATGCTGTAGAAACGGTTGTTCGCATCGTGGCTGATGATGCCGAACTTGCTCGCTTCGTCCTTCAGGAAGATGTAGTTCGACATCTCCGGCAGCAGACCGTCTTTCTGCGAGATCACGAACGGCAGCGGTACACCGGAGATACCGAACTTACCGCGCATGTTGGTCAGCTTGACCTGGATCAGATCGTTCTGGTTGTCAGCATCGCCCGGCTCGTAAGGGAACTCAGGCATGGCGTCTTTGCCAGAGCCGTTGATCATCGGCGAGTAGTGCGTGACGATGTAGCAGTTGCCGGTCGAGAACGAGAAGTTCTCAGGCACACGCTTGAGCTTCACTTCGCCCTTAAGCATTTTCAGAGTCTTGACCGAAGGCTTCTTCGGATCGAGCTCGTATGCCTGGCCGACCTGAGAGGTGGCGAGCAGGTAGAAGGCGTGCTTGGCGGTCATGTCAGGGATCTGGTCGACCATCTGACTCTTACCACTGTTGACGCGCATGGCGAGCATGTTGAGGTCTTTCGAACCTACGTCGCCTTCGGCCAACATGTCGACGGCGTTCTTCGCCTTCATGGCCGAGAAGCTGTCCCAGAACGATACGATCGGGTCGTAGTACTCGTACGGCTTGCCGGTGTCCGGGTGCATGATCTCCAGTTTGCGCTTCTTCTCTTCCTTGAGGCGCTTCTTGCAGAAGGACTTGAGAAGATCGAAGAGGTCGGTGGCATCGTAGTCGACGGAGCGGGTGAAGAACATCCGACCGGTGTCGATGAGACTTTCCGGCATCTTGCCGGTTTGATCGATGTACTGCATGGCCAGGCGGACCAGCAGTTCCATACGCTCGATGACCATGGTGGTCTCAGCATCGTGAACGTGAAGCACAGCGCGGCTGAATGCACGCAGTACGGCCGCGGAGCAGTAAGCTGCGATGGTGGACTTGAACATGTTCGGCATAGCGCCGATGGACCAGAACAGAGCGAAGCCGCCATTGAGGATGGACTGGCCTTTGTGACCCTTTACCCAGCTGCCGGCGGAAATGTCGAGGATGGTCCCCGTGTTCGGCATAGGGTAAAACGGGTCTGCCTTCTTCGCAAACATCTCGGAGAAAGCACTGAGTTTGAACGGGGGCATTGCCACGGGTGGACCTCCAATGAATATGCGTACACAAGATAGCAACGTCTTGTAAATAAATAGGCTCTGCTATGAGCTGAACACCTAAACCGGAGCCCAGGCCCATGCCAAACTTCAACAACCCAATGGAACAGTTTTCCGCCGGCGTGACCGGCACTCTGGAAGACCTCATTCGTCGCGGTTCGATGCTGTCGACTGAATCCAAAGGTGTGCCATACACTGCGTCCCTCAAAGGCGTCTTCCGCGACTTCGTCAATGACGTGTCTGCGTTCATGAACAGCTTTAAGGTCGGTAATTTTGCCAAGCAGAAAATCGAGACCAAAGAGCTCGACGAAAAGATCAAGCTGAGCGACTTCTCGAAAGTTCGCCAGATGACTGTGCGGGTACCGGCCGGCTTCAATGGTCGCTGGATTCCATTCCTCGAGTTCTTGCTCAAGGAAATCATGCCAGCGGTGTCGACTCTCGAGCAGACTCTGACCATCGCCAATACCAAGATGGCGGTCGTCCTCAACGAGCCCGATCGTCTGAAAGCCCAATCGGGCATTCGTGATCTGGCCAGCAGGATCGCTCTGGTCGATGTAGTCAACTTCGAGCGCATGAAGAAGTTCTTCGACGCGAACGGTAAGACCGAAGTTCTGGTCAGCTCCGTAGTCGACCGTAACGCCGATATCGACACCGCCTTCACGCTCTGCAACAAGCTGAATGCCGAACTGTCGGTTGTCGACTTCAATGCCATCCAGAAGCTCTCTGACCGCCTGGCCGAACTCACTACCTCGCTGAACCACACTACCGAAAAGGAAGAGTTCAACGAGATGTCCGGTATCGTTACCAGTCAGCTGTCTGACCTGTTCTACCAGATGGGCGTTACGCTGACTGCCGGTGCAGTACTCATGGACCTCACCAAGCAGATGACTGACGCCATGATTACCAGCCGCGACGATCTGCTGCAACAACTGAGTTAAGGGCATACCCTCGCCGTTAGTGGTTCGTCCACTAACGGCGAGAGAGCCTTTACGCTGTTCGCATGCTGTCAAAGACAGCCTTGATGTCGTGCACAATGCTACTTCCATCAGCGTACTTAACCCAGTCAGGGGTCTGCTGAAGCAGTTCCATCGACAGGTTAGCGAACGCCGATTGGTCCGCTTTGTAACGATCAAGGAGTCCTGGTAAGTCGACCTTGCCCCAAACGATCTTGGAGATCGCGGCTGGGAACAAGAGGGCGCTTGCTCGATTTACCAGGTCGAATCGCCGATTCACTTCCGCCAGCTGGTCCTTGGTTGGACTATTGATTCCGTTCATCCAGAAGTACATAGATGCAACGAAGATCATTCGTTTGATGCTGTGCTGCTGGCCGGCGGCTCGTTTATCGAGTGATTCATTCCTTAGGCTGTGGTGTGTGTCCACAGCCATGAGTTGCTTGGCGCTCATGGAGAACCTCTACGATCAGTTGGTGGTTACCGCTTGACCGCGTAGTAGATGTTGGCTTCAGTTCTGGCCCACAGCCCTACATCGCCAGACTTCAACTCTACCAGGGTGGCGTAACGGCCTACGAGATCCGAATCCCTCCAGGTCACGACTTTTACCGATTTCACTTCATCCGATAGAGCCGATAGCTGGTTCCGCGTCAGGATGTCGCCGCCCAGGATCAAACGTACCTTGCCCATGAAAGGCTTTGGTTCGTCTTTCTGCTTCTCCAGATTGAACTCGACTTTTACATCGAGCCACTTCGTAATCTGGGTGATAGCAGGCGTGAGTTTACGCAAGGTTTTCTTCTTCTCCTCGCGATCCTCATACACTATGTTGGTAATATCGGTCACCCGATAGTAGCTATCTGCCGCAGCGATGCCGTCCAAAGCCTTCGACATCGACTCCCATTGAGCAGCCCCTCGGAAGCCCAGGCCGACCGGCTTGAGTTCAACCAGGAGTTCGATCTTCTTAGCGTCAAGCAGGTCGATACGCTTAGGATCATCGAACAAGAAAGTCGACCCGTATTCGTCAAGTTCCTTATACGTACGTGGCGAGAAGATGGCATCGAGATGCGCGATGACGATAGCACCGTATTTCTTCGGATCCTTGCTGATCGCATTCAGACGCAGCTTCTCCATCACAGGGTCAGGAGTCTTGGTCCTGACTACACCGAGGAAGTTATCGGCATAGCGCTTGCCGAGAAGATCGTCTTCTTTATCCTTGGTGCCGTGCGCGCCGACGTAGTACTCGGTAGAGCCGTCTGGACGAACGTAATCGAAATCATTGGTTGAGAAGTACCAGCGCGGCGCTTGCAGGATGCGAGGCGCAGTGTTCTTTATGCCCCAATAGCCCTGAGCTTCACGTTCGGTCTTGACGACGTTTTCGTTGTCGTTTGTGCCGAGTACGATACCGCGGGTTGCCAAGGCATCAGCCAGAGTGTTGCCGATACTAGCATCGCGTGGAATCCAACCGACCGTCACGGTAGCCGCTTCTTTGAGCTTGTTGTGGAGCTCAACCACCTGCTCCCACATTTTGCGATACGGGACAGGGTTACCCTTCGTCGTCATCCAGTTACGCTGTATCCATGTCTCGGTCATGGCTAGACCCTTGACGCAAAACATCGAGTCAGAGAAGAACTTTACCTCGGTGATTTGAGGGTTCTCTTCCAACCACTTCATTCCTTGATAAAGGGCATAGAGCTCTACTTCGTTGTTGCTAGCGTATGTCTTGCCTCCACCGATGATATCGATGTACTTGTCGAGGGTGACTTTGTTACCGACGATGTCGGTGCCAAGGTACCCGTTGTCGGTCGGTACTGCTTTCGGATTACCGGTACCCTTCTTCGGGATTTCGTCGAAGTAAGTGTAGCCGTGGACGCCCCAACCACCGATCCGTTTCTCAGGAAGGTAGCCGCCGTCCACGTAAACCACGGCCCGAGTAGACACTGCTGTCTCAGACATCTCAAGTTCCTTGCTTATACTCTCTAAATGATTAGCAGGCCCGGTAGCTTTTTAAGTCTTCGGGTGATCTAGGTTACACCTGAACTGTTCCTTCAGTACGGTGTAATCTTTCCTGAGGTCTGAGATGTGTTTGAATAGTGCGTCGATTAACGCCTTCGAGTCATCCGGATCCATCTTACTGATGTCTGGTAGCTCAGGTACGTTGTAAGCAACCAGCTCGGCCTTCTCGATCGCCTTACACTCTCGTTCCATCAAACGATCGACTCGCGGCTTCAGTCTTTCATCGACTTGACTAAGGTCAGGGTCGATGTTGATGTTGTTATAGACATTGATGGAAGCCGGAGTGATCGGTGTACAGGATCCCAAGAGCAAGAGAGGTATTTGGATCAAGAGTCTAGGGTTGGACATGGGTTACTTCCCGTCTTGTTCAAGCGAGCGCAGGCGTTGTTCGATGTAGAACTTGATGCTGATGTCGTCGGGCGACTTCGATCGAGGTCTACGCGGCGGCTTTGCGTCGGACGATTGATGGTGGTTGGTAGGACTCTGGGGCGGAGGCTCCCTATTCCTCAGGGAGTCAAGCAGGCTTTGCTTGTCCTTCTCCAGAGCGACGATACGCTCCTTCAATTCTTCGACAGTGCGAGTCTGATGCTCATAAACAAACTTGAGACGATCACGTTCCTTCAGCGCTGAATCAGCAACTTCGCTTATATAGAGAAACAAAACGAACAAAAATATCAGACAGCCGCTGAGGATGCTCGCCAGTTTGTTATCTAGTAAGAAAGCCCTGAGGTCTTTGTCCTTCAGGATAATTTCGCGTGCCAAAGGGAAGAGAGACTTCAGTATGAGTAGTAGCGTTGTAGCCGACACTGTGAGAGTCCTCTAAAACAATTCCCTTGAAAATGATATAGCTTAAAGACTACACGGTGTAATTATTTACGCTAACATCCAGTCATACCTTTCGCCGCTCGCGCATTGAGGTGTTTAACGTGAAAATTTTCAAGGCATTTGCCCAGATCGGACCGCTGACCGATAACACGGACAACGTGGTGGCTCCGGTCGGCGAGCTGGCTCCTATGTCGCGAACCTTCGTTCGCGGCTATACCGAGTACGTGCATTCCGACTTCCCAGGCGACCTTACTCTGATCGGTTTCAGCTACAAAGAAAACGACGTCAAGAAGGCCGTTCCCGACACCACTTCCTATGCTTGCCTAAAGGTGATCTCCTGGGTCTACGGCCAAGCTCGTCTCGGAAAATTCACCGAGCAGAAGGATTCCTTCCAGCAGCTGTTCATCCAGCAGTTCGGCACTGAGTTCGACCTGGTCAATTCTGGCGAGCACGTAGCTTTCGGTAACTACTGGTCGCCAGAGTTCATCGAGTTCGCGCCGTACCAACAGGATTCTACCACTCGCTGGCGCGTTTGGTTCTCGGACGATGCGTTCTACAACCAGTTCGATGAATTCCAACACATGGTCGTCCCGCCGGTCGTTCCGGTGGATCAGTTCTTCGACGACTTCAACGGCGTAACCGATCTGGTAGCGGCCATCAAGCAGGCCGATATCTTCGACCGCATCCGCGATGCTCGCGGCCGGTTCCCTGAAACGGTGTTGCGTACCGACATGTTCCAGTGGCATGATCGCGCCGATAAGACGCTGACTGTCGACACCGACTGGGTGACTGTCATCTACGGTGCAGCTGGTGACAACCTCGACGCTACCAAGGAAGCGATCCGTGATTACATCATGGACAATACCACCCACACTCGTGACGAATGGGCGGTAATCTTCCCTGACCTTTTTACGTCGACTGAGTTCATCTTCACCCCGATGGCAACTGACTACGCCGTCCCAAACGGCGATCGTGACCACGGTATCTATTCTGGCCAGACTTCTATCCAGAAAGCGATGCTGATGTGTCACAAGACCTGCAAGGGCGTGAAGTACACCAATGCACACATCGACAAAGTGCTCTGCATCGTTCCGACGCAGTTACGTTCGATCATGTGTTCGGTGGTCGGCGGTCCTGAGAACCGTGACGGGATCGACCTGTTCATGGAGCGCTACCCGGACTACATCAACGCGTCGTTCACTCACCAGGACTTCATGGCGATGTCTGAAGAGACGCGTCAGTTCTGCTACATGCTGGCAGAAATGCTCATGCATGCTGAAGAAATGACCGTGGACTCCGGCGTGCCGCAAGGTTACAACAGAATCATCCGTGACGGTATCGTCTACGTGGCGAAGAGCTACAAGAACTTCCTCTACCTGGTCACGTCCTTCTACAGCGTCAAAGCTACGGGGATCTAAACCATGGCGAGAGTCACTCCGCCTCCTGGAGCGACGGGGCTATTCCAGCTCCGTCTCCCGTTCGAGGCTAAGCCCACTATCTCGTACACCGTCGGTGCTATTCGTTCCTTTGCTGAGATGATCAGCCAGGGCGATGACCCGATGAAGATGGTCTACACCCCTAACCAACTGACGCAGGCCGACTACCAAGCCGATGTGGAAGCTGGGGCGTACGTCATCACGTTGATGTCTGCATCTCAGCTGCCGTTGTACGTGCCTGACACTTACATCGTGTCTTACCCGAACATGGGTACGGTACCGCATAGTGAGGTCGTGCTGTGCGTACCGCTCGGTATCTTGCCCGACACCTACGATCTGACTCGTGCTATTCAGGCGTGTCAGACGGCCGTCGAAGACGATACAGGGATCACAGTGACTGTGACTGCTGCGACCATCCCAACGGTTGACGCAGTGACTCAGGCGCAGGCGGTGGCGGCTCAGGCCGCTCGAGCAGCGGCTATCAAGAACAAGACAACCTACTACTCGCAGACGCTGTTCTTGCAGGAGCAGGTTGAGAATTACAAGGCTAATGAGGCAGCCTTCATTGAGTTGGTCGAATCACTGCAAGCCAGGATCGATGAGCTCGAAGGTTCGGCTCCAGGCACGTAAGCGACATAGAGGCCGGGGTAACTCCCCGGCCTCTATGCTGTCAGCTGAAGATGAACTTCAAGAATGCGAAGCCTGGAAGCAGACCCCAGACAATGACCGATGCGGCGATAAGGCCGACCACGGTACCCCAAGTCAGGCAAGCGGTTCTGCTGGAGACCACGACCTTCCGACCAGGCAACTTATTCAGTCTGATATCCTTGGCGCGATCTGCAAAGAAGTACCAATTGCAGAGCAGGACCAGGAGCACGTAGATGACGATGATCACCCACTTCATTTGACATGAACCACGTTGGCCCACAGAACGAACTCGTTGCCGAAACGCTCGACACGGTTCCAGCCGGCAGACAGAGCGGCCGCAGTGAAGAAGGTCGCTTGCTGTTCGTAGCGTTCGTGTTCCGGCAATGCATCCCAGGCGGCGTACTTCTCCTGGTCGACGTTGCCGTGTTCGTCATAACCGACGATGGCGGTGAAATCGGCAAAGTTTTCGACAGCCTGACGATCAATCAGGAGAGTCTGACGATTCGGACACATGTCGTTTACATCGTAAGGAAAATTCATTAGGCGAATTCCACATGGAGGTTGTAGGCGTGCGGGTAGTTCAGGTTACGGTCGTCCATGATGATTGTTTCCGACATGGGGAACGCAGTCTGACCATCCAGTGTGTGACTAACGATTAGAACCTGCGAGAAGTGTTCGTCATCTACTAGGTCCTTGATCAGTGGAATCAGGTTGTGACGATGGGCTTCGTCAAACGAGGATCCGATCTCATCGAGGAATAGCGGGTAGTCGTGCAGCTTCATGCAGTAGTACGCAGCCAGGCGGAATGCCTGGTTGATTACATCTTTGATCGAACGACTCCCTTCCGAGATATCGTTGCGACGCTGAGTGTCGACCGTGACTGGGAACTTGTAGGTGATCTCAGTATCGTCCACATCACAGTGGTGTAGATAAAGAGGATAGCCCCAGACCCGTTTGATCAACTTGTTAACGATGTTGATGACGCTCGCCATCTGCTGAGAGATCTGCTCAGCAAGGAAGCCTTTCTTAGGACACATCTCAGCAGTCAGTCGCTTGTAGGCTTCTTCCTGAATGAGCGCGCCCTTCAATTGGTTCTCGAGATCCTTTACCAGCGTCTCGTGAGTTTCCTGTTCGCTGATGGCGTATTCATGAACACCGATGCTCTGCTTGGTCTTCTTGATCATGTCTTCAATCACCAAGTCACCTTGATGGTTGCAGTACGAGATCAGCTCGCTGCGCAGCTCAGCGTAACTTTGTTCGATGGCTTGATAGGTGCTTTCGTACCCATGCCATTCTCGGATGATTGAATCGACACGGCGCTTCTCGGTCTCTGCCGAGCGGATCTCGTCCCAAACAGCTTCATAGGCCTGGTGAGCTTCTTCGAACTCTTTTAGGATCTTAGCTGCCTCACCTGAAGTAGATTCATGCTTGGCGAGTTGAAGCTGGAACGTTTCGATCGCCCTCGTGTAATCGATACGCTGTTCGTTGTGAATGACGTCACGTTCGTACAAGGCGATCTTCGACGACAGGGCTTTACCGGCTGAAGTCCAACCGCAGTTATCCAGCCAGGCGAAAAGACCTGGGAACTGGGACTGATATTCTCCGCGAATCTCATCGAGGCGAGCATACGACTCCACCGCTCGCGATACGTCTTGCAGGTGTGCTTCGGCCTGCTCGACCTCACTCTCGAGTTCGGTATTCATAACCGAACCCTTCTCCACTCGACTCTTCAGCTCATCGAGCTTACCTTCTTCAATACCGGGCTTGAATTCGGTCTTGCAATTCGGGCAGGAGACAGTTTCACAACTGTGGATGTGGTCAACCTGACGGTTAAGGTCCTCCAGAAGTCCGGAGACGCGATTCAAGCGCTCTTTCTTATCGAAGAGACCTTGGGTCAAGACATTGTAGTCAGTCGCCGTATAGCGCACGTCAGGCAGTCCGGCAATCGCCATGCGCAGTTCACTGATAGGCTTGCTGGCACGAATCAGTAGCGACGGATGCAGACCACAAGAGAGCTCAGGGATTTTCTCTAGCTCGAGTACCGCCGACTGCAAGTGCTCTCGCAGAACATCTGGATCTTGGACGATGGAATCACCCACCATCATTCGACGGTGGTCAGCTTTGCCGAGCGTCTCTTCGCGGACACGCATCTCGCCATGTAGGGTCGCAATGCGGTCGCCCATGTCGGCAGACTTGGTAATCAGATCTTCAAGGCTGACCTCGCCATCTTGTTCGGGATGGTCGAGCATGAGTAGCTTCGATACGCGAGCATCAAGCTCTTGCACTCGTCTGGTCATCTCGTCATCGTCGAGCACCGCGGCAGTATTGCGAGGTACGCGCATCAGCTGTTCGAGCACTTCTTGTAGCTCAGCCGACTTGGCGCGCATATCGGCAATGACGTCAGGTTCCAACAAGTGACCTTTGGCTTCGACGAGACGGTCCTTGAGATACTTGACGATCTCAGACTTCGAGTTCGCCATCTTACGCCACGACATGTACTTGGCGAAAGCATAGTCGAAGTTTGTTGGCGAGAGCTTGGCGATCCAGTCCTGACGCTGCTTAGGCGTCATGGCGGTGAATTCGAGGTTACCAATGGCCAGCTGATGGAAGTCTTTCGTGTAGCCGATATGGATCCGGACCAACTCAAGCTGAGCGGTGACGGTCCGACCTTTATTCAGGTTCTCCCCGCCATCTACTATGAAAGAGTAGGAATTCTTATCCCCAAACTCGCAAAGGATCTCGTAAGTGTGTCCTTTGTGATCGAAGATCTGGTGAAGCGAACCCCCGTCGTCGAACCAATTCGGATCGGGAGGTAGTGGGCAGAAAGCGATGTGGAGCAGGCTCGATTTGCCGCCTCCGTTACTGCCTAACACCATCTGGGTTTTTAGGCTAGGCCTGATGGTAATTGACTCGCTTCCATTGAGCGACATGCGATTACATCTGACCAGCTTTACTTCTCTGAAGAACATGTCGGGATATCCCTAAGTCAATCTGCTTTAGCATTAGCGGGTTTTGTAGAATTTTATCTGGAGCTGAACCATGAAGATGTCTGCGTTCAGATCTGTCGCAATCGGACGGGTCGATACGAACCTCGAGCTCGGCTCGAAAGAGATCGAGATTGTCCCGATCGAATGGATCCCGATGCGTGACGGCGAACTCACATCGAACGCCACTACATCGACCTTCTCGACTGTCGATTCTGACAACAACGTCGTGAAGGGCGGTACGGTCTCAGCTAACACCATCAAGGCTACGTGGTTGCCTGCAGGCTCCAATCGTCTCACTGCCCCAAACGTGCGTCGAGGTGAGCGTGTAGAGATCCTGCAAGCTGCCGATGACGACAAGTATTACTGGCGCACCATGGGTTTGGACGACCACCTGCGTAAGTTGGAGACCATCATCTTCGGCATCAGCGCATCGAAGGTCGAACAAGGTCCCGGCGAGACCACGACACTCAGCCCAGAGAACATGTACTGGTTCGAGTTCTCGTCACACAGTAAGATGTTGGCTTTCCGCAGCTGTAAGGCAGACGGTGAACCATACCTCTACGAAATGTTTTTCGATTTCGCCGAAGGCGAGTTCATGGTCAAGGATGATATCGGTAACTTCATCAACCTGATCAGTAAGCTCAAACTGATCCATGCGCAGAACGCGGACGGTACTTTCGTAAAGCTTGATAAGAAGGATATCAAAGCCTTTGCCCCGCAAGACATCA